GAGCGTTTGGGTCATCAGTCAATCACAACGACGGAAAGGTATCTACACCGTATCCGTCACCAGCAATCTTCGGCAGCGAAAGCAGTTGATGATTACTTGGGGAAAGGTGAGAAACTATGAAACTAACAAAACGAGGAAAAAAAGTGGTGGTAATAGCCATCATTACAGTAGCAAGTTCTTTGTTCGGTAGCGGTTTTGCGATTGCTAGAGCATTAGAACAAACCAAAGTGGTAGTTGTACAGCCAGTCCAACTACCCCAATCATCAGTTGAAAAAGCCTTAAAAGTAAGTCCGACACAAAAGTTAGAGTTGTTAAGGCAAAAGCCTCAACTAACAAGACTTGAACTGAAAGCCTTACTGAAAGAGGTCGGGTTTGAGGGTAAAGCCTTAAGCCAAGCATGGGCTATTGCTATGCGTGAAAGTCGTGGTCGTTCTATTGCCTTCAACGGTAATGAAGCGACAGGCGACAACTCCTACGGTCTATTCCAAATCAACATGATTGGAAAGATGGGAGACGTTCGTAGAGATAAGTTCAGCATGGTGTCTAATGCAATGCTTTTAGACCCTGTAACAAATGCCCAAATTGCTTATTACATGAGCAAGGGTGGAAAAGATTGGTCGGCTTGGAAGGGTATGACCCCAAGAGCCTTAGAATGGCTAAAACATTTTCCTAAAGCATAAAGAAGAAAGTAGAAAGCCCTCCTGCGTTGGTGGCAGGAGGGCTTTTTGCTTTCTCTAATTACTTTCCTCCCCAACCTCCACCCTTGAATTGGATAGCAGGTGGAGTGAATTGCTTACTCATGTGCTTGCCACAACGGTCACACAATGGTCGCTCTACAGAGTCAAAGGTAAGATGAAGTTCAACAACGCTTCCTTCACAAGAGTCACACTTAAAGTCGTATTTAGGCATCAGAGTTACTTTTCTCTTCATCTAGTTCGACTTTGAACTTCTGCTTAGTTTCATTGATGAGTTCTTTCTTTAGAGCCTCTTTCTTAAACTGCTCAATAGTTTCTTTATGAGTCATGCAGACAGAGGTAGCGTACTTTTGGTTTGCTTTTACTTGCCAGTATTGCTCAACAAAGCGTTCAAGCCTATTGTGTTTAGCAGTTGCTAAAACAACTTCTTTATTTACACGCTTTAAGCCATAGCCTACTTCCCACCAGTTCTCATAATTAAAGAACTGCTTATCAGGAGTGTTTGGTGGGTCTTCGTATCCAGGCATGTCCTCTTGCCATAAGTTCATTAAGAACCTTACAAAAGGAGGTGCGTTATTTAAGTCGTGGAACTTCTCCCAAAACTCTGTGTCTTTTCTTTGACCCATGTAATGGAAGTAAATGAAATCTACATTCTGTCTGTTAAAAGAAGAAGCAAAGTCATTAAAGCGGTCACGAGCCATAGGGCTTCTAGTTCCTAAAGCATAAGGATTACCAAAAGCGTAGAACAGTTGGATTGCTGTACCCCAAAGAGCAGTTGCTTCCATAGGTTCAATAAAGCCTGTAGATAAGCCAATAGCAATGCAGTTCTTAATCCAAGTCTCTTTGTAATACCCTGCTTCAAAGTAGAAAGGCTTATCTCTAGGGAAGGTAATGTTCTTACCCTTCATCATCTCTTCAATCTCTGCCTTAGCATCTTCATCAGAGCAAAGATTTCCGTCATACACATAACCACAACCGTAACGGTGCTGTAGAGGCACTCTCCACATCCAGCCATACTTCATTGCAATACCTTCTGAGTATGGAGGAAATACCTCATCCATCTCTAAGAAGAATGGCAATGCTTTATTGGTGGTAAGAATGTCTTTATGGCTTACCCATTCAGACTTAAAGTGTTTTCCAATAATCAATCGGGCTAAGCCTGTGCAGTCAAAGAAGAAGTCTGCGTCATGCTTTGAGCCATCTGTAAGATTTACTGCAAGGATGTTTCCTTCTTCATCAGAGTCAAACTGGTCAGTAATTGTTCCAACAATTCTGATACAGCCTCTTTCTATAGCAACTTCTCTAAGGAACTTAGTAAGCATCTGTGCGTCAAAATGGATAGCGTATAAAGCGTGAGTAATTGCTTTTTCATTGACAACAGTGAAAGGAGTCTTACCCGCTTCAGAGATTAAAGAGTGAAAGTTTGCTTCTTTAGAATGTAGGTCGTGCATTACATCCATAGCGTGATAGACGTTGTACTTTCTAAAGGTAGCCCCACCTAAAAAGTTAGAGTGATGAACTGTGATGTTCTCTGCCAAAGGCACAAAGTTGTGATGGTAGTAATCTCCATCTCCATTAAAGTTCGTGAACTTCACGCCGTTCTTAATGGTTGCACCTGTTTTAGCAACAATGTCTGAAATTGGGATTTGCAAGATTTCAAAGAGTTGAACAAGTGGTGGGGTTGTTCCTTCACCCGCACCAATCGCCCCAATAACATCTGATTCAATGACGGTGACCTCTGCATCAGGAACGGCAAACTTTGCCATCAATGCAGAAATCCAACCTGAAGTACCGCCACCTACGACGGTAATCTTCTTTAGCAAATTGTTTTCCATGTCTCTATCCTAATGGTTGTCTTTGATAAGTTTTACTTCACACGCATCGGTTGTGCAATAAGCCTCACCAATAGCATCAGAAGCCATACCAGCATACACCCCTGAAAAGTCAATAGGGAAAAGAGTCATGCGACCTTCCTCATACTCTTCAGCAGTAATCTGTGTGTAAGGCATTTGAGGGTAAGTCATGTTGCCCATAGGTAAGAACGAAATAGTCTTTAACTGACCATCGTGCATGTGAAGAATTGAAGCGATGGAGTCTGCTTCCTTCTCAGGGTCAAAGGTCACAGTTACAGATACAGAGTTGTCTGACCAATAGCGTTGGGTTACAACTGCTAAAGAAACCTTCTCATGGACAGAGACTTCCTTCTCGGCCCTCTTCGCATTAGTCTCGATAGGGAAGAACACAACGGAGGTTGTCTCAGGAGACTCAGAGGCAGGTTCAATCCTGTAGTTAGCCATCTTGAAAAGTGGCAGCATAGGGTCAGAGTTTGCAAAGCGAATTGCTCTGTTAAAGAACTTACCTCCTGATGCCCAGTGAACTCCAGGCGATTCACCAGCAAGAATAGACACAGTTCCTGAAGGCTTAACTGTGGTCATCTTGATTGATTGACGAATACCAAGCCATTCAGAGTAAGACTCGTCATAAGCCTTAACTGTTGCGTAGCCTTCGTTAAGCCAGTCACGAAGAACTGTCCATCCATTGTTATCTGCAAAGTTTGCAATGCCTGAAATAGAAGTGCCAATGCGACGATTGCGTTGCATGATGGCGTTAGTCTCTTCCCAGTGGGTAGGCAAAAGAGTTACAGTCTTGGCATAGAGGTAAGCAAACTTAAGGGTTCGCTTGAAGTCTTCTAAATCTTTGTGGCGGTTGAGGTAAGTCTCGACCAATGTGCAACACTCAAAAGACTCAAGGCTTTGTTCTGCACAAGGGTTGTACCCAGCCACACGCCAATCTTTGTTGTTAGGTGGGTCAATGAGACGACCATACTTGCGGGATACATCCATCCACACAACTCCAGGCTCACCGTTACGGACAATGCCGTCAATAATCTTTGAGAAGTCTGAGCCAACCTTTGCTTCTACAGAGTTGTTACTCATCCATGCCCACCCTGGATTCTTAGGGTCGTAAGAGTTACGCTCAGGATAGACCTCTGCGTTCTTTAGGTTTAAGAAGTCTTCATCGTCAATGCGACCAATAAGAAGTTCTGCTGAACGTCGAACGTTTCCTGAGACGACGCAAACACCAATAAGATTTCCAATGTCTGCCAAATCTCGTCTAGTGACTTTCTCTCCAGAACGACCAGAGAACAACTTTACAATGTGGTCGTGCAACTTCTTTAGAGGCTCATGCCCTGCTGCCGTACCTCCAAAGATTTTAATAGGAGAACCTGCTGGACGAATCAAAGAGTAATCAAAGCGTTGCACAGGTTGGTCAGGCTTTAGGTAAGAGTTTATTAAAGAAGTTACAGACTCAACCCATCCTTCTCTAGTATCAGGAATTACGGTTGTTTCTTCTTCAGACTTTGGTTCATAAATAGCGAACTCTTTATCAGCACCTTTGTCATCGAAACCAACACCAACACCAAGCATTGATGCTTCCATTAAGAAAGCAAAAGGTTTAGCAGGGTTGTTCTTAGTCATTTCCATTGTAGAAACAAATGCACAGTTCTGTAATGCAGCGGAGTTGCGTTGCTCATTAACTAAAGGAGTACCCATAACCCAAAGCCCTCGACCAGGTGGTGTCCACTTAAGTTCAAAGAGTCGGTCAAATGCTTCTTTAGCAGAAGCCTGTGCCTTTGAATCATTCCAGGGAAGACGTTGTGATTTAGCGTGGTCTTTTTGCAATGAGTACATGCCGTTGATAACACGCTCACAAACATCTACCCATGTTTCTTTAGTGCCGTCTTCTTTTAAGCGTGAGTATGTTCTTAAGAAAGTAATTTCACCAACAGAGTTTCCTGCTGCATCTCTGTATCCAAATGGTGCTGTTTTAGAACGGTATCCCGCAACAAAATCTTCGGTTAATCGGAATGAGAAAATGGACATAAATATAGCCTTTCGGGTTGTTGTGGGAGAAAACGTATTGTTCCGTACTGGTCTTGCTCATGCACCTGATAACTAGGGGCAAGTATTAGTTATAAGTCTTTTTTATCCACCATTGGGTTTTATAAGAACGGTCTATTTTGCCCAAAAACTTACGTTGTTCTTTTAATGAGGTTTCTTTGTTATAAGGCATAATTTCAGATGTCCAAGCCTCTCGTTTAATTGGGATTATCTGTGCAACTGGAGTTCCTCGTTCAATAATGCCTTCAAAGTCTTCTTTTATAATGAACGGAAACTGCACTGGCTGAGTATAGGAGTCTGTATCCACTATTCCGCTAAAAGTTAAAAAGGGGAGGTCGTAGCGGTTTGTGGGGTGAGTAAAAAAAGCACTAAACCCTGAGGCGGTATTTATCGTCCACTGGTTATTCCACTTAAACACCCGTTGTACAAACCCTTGCGGAATAGGTAGCAAAGGGTGTTGGGCAGGGTTGTGGTCAGAGATAATGTCTGTGGAGGTTCGCCATTTAATGGTAGGAACTCCAGCCATGTTACGAGTTACCTCTAGGTCATCGGCTAGGACGTAGGAATACCCCGCAGACAAGGCATCTAAAAATGGACTACATCTCTTAATTGTGGAGTTCCAAGATTTAGCCCTAGTGTCTTCATTAACAAACTGAGGCGTGTCCTTGTACCACTCAGGCACTACTTTGGAGGCTGGGGTTGGTGCATCAAACTGAATGTGAGTCAGTTCTGCGTCTGCTGTAAACCGTATCTTTTTCATCTAATTCTCCTCCGTAGTGTTCCATGTCCTTTAGCCCCTTGTTATCAGATACTACTCCAGGCTTTGTTGAATGATTTTGGTGGTCTCTGCTTCGCTTAAACCCCCATTTGGAAGGTCTTTTAAAGCCTGTGCTCTATCACCAAAAATGGCTGAAAGTACCCCTCCTGAGGATTGACGTTCAGCCGTAATCCTAATGAATTCTCTGTTTTCTTCCAACTCTTTCATACCCTTAACCAACTTGAAAAGGCGGTCAATTTCCTGTGAAGTGTTGGGGTCAGGGTAGCCTCCATTGAGTTCTTCAGCAAAGCGAGAGAAGGCAACTCTTGCTCCTTGCATCTCAATAACAGTGTTTAATAGGGCTTTTAGTTGGTCTTTTGTCTTTACCTCAACAGGTAAATTAAAGGCACAAGCAGTCTGAGGTTTGAAGGCTGGACAGTTAGCAGCAACAAAACAGGTGTCGCATTGACGCAAAGAAGCACCTGTAGTTTGGACTAGCGGAACGTCTTTTAGGATGTCGTTTCCGTTCTCATCTGTGTCCACAATGGTCTTCATCTGATACCCAAAGACAGGAAGGTTCATGACCTCATCAGGCTCTCGTTGAAGTAGTTTTTTAGGCTCTTCTACGTCAGAAACTTTCCGCATGTCGAGGTCACTGTTATCAGAACCTACCCCCATAGTTTCCGCAAAAGTACTGAGTAGGGGGGTCTCCGTGTTATCAGATAATAAGGGGTCATTTCCGCCTTCTATGACGTGTAAATCAGGGCGTTTCTTATCCATTGACTTCTCCAACTGTTGATATGACCAGACAGCAACCTTAGCGGATTCCACGTTATCGTTCTCTAGAAACTTTGCAAAGTCCAGACCAGCCTTATCTACAACTGCCTTGTATCTAGGTCTGGCTTGAGCCATCATCTTTTTAGGGTAACGAACAATCTGCTTGTTATCCCAGATAATTGTCTCCCCATTCCTCATTGGGCTAAGCCATGAAAGGGTGGTTGAGGAGGCAAAAGGTATCTGACGTAGGTTGTCTGGTTTGGCTGAACCTAAGGCATGGAACTTTGTTCCCTGTTGGGCTACAAGGGCTCTGGTGACCCCTGAGAGGCTTGTACAGGCTTCAATAGAGGCGTGGGGTATGGCTACGTTTTGATAGGCAGTAGCCCACTTTCTAAGGGTTGGAAGCCCATAGGACTCATGCCATACAACCCACAATTTTGGGTCATGCTCGTAGGAGGCTCTTTCCTGAAGTACCCAGTCCAAACCCATAATTTGCGAGTCTACTTCCGTAAACCCTGTCACCCTGTTCAAGTTGTTTGCAACAAACTCCTGGTATTCGGCTGCAAAAGAAGTTATTTCTTCTTTAGAAGCCCCAGACCCCTCTAACTGATGAATGCCGCTGTCCAGGACAACTGCAGTATCTTCAGTGAAATGCTCAGAAATAAGCCATAACTTATTCTTTGGCAAATAGCGTTTTTTAAGTCCGTAAAACGACAGACCCATAACCTTTACGCCCATGCCTTCTAAAAGGGTGCGGTTACTTCCTACCTCAGTTCCACCGTAAACAATCTTCATAGGGCCCTACTCAAAGTGAAATAAAGGGGCATCTGCTTTAGCAGCATCTTGGGACCTCTTTATGTTTCGTTGAGTAATCACTTCTTCTATAGAACTCCAAGAACGCATTTTGGTAGGTGCGTCTGGCCTGTTCTCAACCAACATCGTGTCTGGATGTGCCAGTACTAAAGAAGGTAGCCCCTTCTCAAATGCCCAAGCCGCTAATTCAGGGTCACCAGTAACCAAGAGTTCAACTTGCTGACGTGACCGTGCAATGGTGATTTGTCGTTGAGACAAGTCTTCACCCAAAATGTCATAGGTGTTGTCTATTAGTTCGTCATAACCAATAAACCCGTTTACGTTCAACCAATGCTCTGCATCTTTTTTAGCCCATGACGTAAATATGGCAACTCTGTGTGCTGGTTTAAATCCGTAATAAACCATAGCCCCAACACGACTTGGTTCTTGCTTATCGGTGTTGGAACTTAATACGCCTTCTAATGCTACGAGTATGTTCACTAAATCCCTATCTTCCCGCCCTATACATCGCTGCTCTACGAATCAATGTCTGTGTGTCTGGGAGAGTAACTCCGTAGGTTTCAGTTTCAGTTGTTTCTTTAAATGAATCTAAATAATCTTTTAACATTCGAAGTGCAGCCACTGTGCCTAAACGCTTTCCTGCTTGCCAACGATAGTTGTAGAAATCTCCATAACCTTCGCCTGTTTGTGAAAACGCTTTCTTTCTACTGCTGTGGATGTCTTCCCATAATGCTGCACCTTGTTCTAAAGCAGTTAGTAATTGGTATTCAGCATTTCTTCTAGAAGCAGGGTTCTGAGCAGATTCTAAAGCAACTGTTGCATTTGAATAGCGTGACACAATTTCAATTGCTTTTTGATGGTCACGTTGTGCTGCTTGTTCCCATGCAGGAGTATTTTTAGCACGAGCCTCTGGGTCTGGATGAACAGTCCATTCGTTATCAGTAATGTTATACGCAGCGTATGGCTTAATAACACGAATGTCTGTTGCACCTGGATTTACATAGAAGGTAACCTCAAACCCTTCCCAATTTTTAGTGTTAGGCATTAAGCCCTCACGGAAATCTTCATTTAACATCTTGCTTACTTCGACATCAGTTAATCCCATGTAGTCGGGATGAGTCCTGCGAAATGTTTGGTAGTCAACACCAATTAACACATCAAGGTCTCCTGGTTCACGTTGAACTTTCCATTGATAGGAAACAGCAGAACCTGCTAACCAAGTGGTGCACCATGCTTGTGGTGTTTGATAGGTTTTATTTAAGAACTCATACAACATTCTCAAAAGGCTATTGCGTACCCAAGGCTTTATTTTTTCTCCATCAAATAAAACAGGGTCGAGGGTTTTTTCTGGGTCACTAAAATACGAAGTGGTTGACCCAGCCAAAGTGACTGAGCCAACCACCCGATTTAAAGCATCGTTGCGGTTCATGCTTAAAGTTTACTCGTCATCTTCCTCTGTGAATGGCTTGATGACTCGCTTTTTCATAGGGCGTGAGGCTTCTTTATCAACCGATGGAGGATTAACGTATCCACACACCGTATGAGCCGAAGTAAACCTATGAGTGAGATGCCAAATTTGCTCGCTATCTTTTTCGTCACCAGCAATGGACAGTGAACTTTCACACCCACCGCATGACATCTCAATATGCATGATTACTCCTCTACAACCTCGATAGGAACTTCTACAGGGTCTGTTGAAAATGACACAGACTTACCTGCTGATGCGTCAAACTCTACGCCACGCTCTTGTAGAGCAGCAGACATACGTTCTTGTAGAGTCATCTCACGTTGTGACATTGCGTTCATTACGCCTGAAATTACACGGTCAGCAAGAAGTTGTGCCTCAATGTCTGCAACAATCTCCTTACACACCTTGTAAATATCAAAAGTAGATGCAACACGCTCTGTAGTAATACCTTCAGGAAGTTCCTTATAGGTCTGAATGTTGCCGTCTTTTTCTACAGCAACTACAAAATAGAATTCATTTTCCATATTAATCGTACATTCCCATCAGTTGTCGTTTACGTTGTACTACCTTAGCGTGAATAGGGCAGAAATGGCAAAGGTAGTTCTTTGGACCGCCAATTTCTGTTGACATGCCCAATTCTTTTCTTTCTTTTAGAGTGTTAGGAAGCAGTTGCATACTGTCTTTCTGGTAGTCACTGCAACTGTCTTGTGGCTTATTACGGCTCTTCCAACACTTCATAGCGTCCTCACCAAATTG